GACTACACGCCTGTAAACCACCTTTACAACGGAACGGAAGTCAAGAACAGAATAACGGACGGAACAAATGCTTACAATGTGAAATATCCTTTAATCAGCTCACAACGAGTTTGGACATATCAAGGCAATCCACCAACAACAATATCACCTGCTTACTTTTCAATCCCTACAAATAGTTCACACGACATACATCATACATCAGGACACATTCACTACAATGAGTTGTTTCCTGCACTAAGAGTTAAAAACATCTTTAATCAAATCGCATCAAAATACGGAGTTACCTTTAACGGAAACTTTTTGAGTGACGACAGGTTTACTAAGCTATTCTTGTGGTACAAAAACAAGAACGAAATGCAAGTATTATCTGAATCATATTTAGTTAATATGCAGTCAGTTACTACGCCAACAGGACTTTATGATTTAACGACGAGATTTGACACTACCTTAGATACGTTAAACGTAATTGAATTGTCGGGGGTTCTAAGCCATTTAGTTGAGTTCAATGTAACATCTGCATCAACAGGAAATGATTACTACATTGATGTTTACCAAAATGGGAACTTATTTACTACACTCGTAGGAAACGGAACAGGAACTTATACTGCTGACTTCTTTAATCAGACTGCAGGCATTGATATTACATATCAGTTTAAATTACGTGGCGCTACTGCAATGACACTTGGCACAACAATCAAATATTCGGTGCAATATCTTTCAGGACTTGCGATAGTTTCAGAATCAGCAACTTGTACAAATGCATCACAAGTGATTGTCTTAAACACGGACTTGGCATCTATGTCGCCTACGATGAAAGTAAGCGACTTCTTTAGTGGGATTTGTAAGATTTTTAACTTGACGTGTTATGCAACTTCTCCTAACACTTATCAGTTAGAGCCTTTGGACGATTGGTACTCACAAGGTGCGATTGTAGACATTTCAAGATTTACAGACGTAGATAGTATTGACGTAGACAAGATGAAGCTCTACAAGAAGATAACGATGAAATATCAAAACTCTGAATCCTTCTTAAACAAGCAATTCAGTCAATTATTTGTGCGTGAGTATGGAGATACTTCTTACCAGTATTCTTACGATGGAGACGAGTTTACTTTAGACGTTCCTTTCGAGAATTTGTTACAGACAAAATTCACAGGTACAAACTTACAAGTAGGCTACTCACTTAACAACGAGTTTGCTCCGTATATTCCTAAGCCTATTTTACTTTATCAGTACGACAATAAGGACGTAGATTTTCACTTTAACAACGGAAGCACGACAACTAACATCACAAACTACACGCCATTCGGACAAGACCTTTACACGAATTTAACTGACTACACTTTAAACTTTGCTCCTGATATTTCCACGATTCTTAATGTTCCAGTACAACAAACTTTATTCGGTACGTATTATTTTTCTTACCTGTACAATCTTTACAATTTAAAGCAAAGATTAATCAGCGTTAAAACGATTCTACCTATCGGACTTTTGACAGGATTGAAATTAAACGACAGATTGGTGATCAGAGATAAACGCTACATCATTAACTCGATGCAGTCTAATCTAACAACAGGCGAAGTAAACTTCCAATTGATCCTAGACTTTAGACCGATGGTAAATGCAACACAGATACCAAACGTTGGAGTAGATGGAGGAGATATTGAATTAGCAATTGACTTTGTAAACGATACTTACTCAGCTTTAATAACTTGCACAGATACAGATGTTACAATCACACCTAGTGAGATATTTGCTGCACAATTTGTCACAGTTACAATTCCTGCAGGAGCATCAGGCACGGTGTACGATTTGAACGTTAGATATATATTGAACTCAGGAGTTACAGAAACACGAACAATAAACATAATTCAAAGATGATAAAGAACATAATCGCAATGCTTACTATAGATAACTTCTACGGAATATCAGAGAACATAGACATCGCAAAAGGAAAGTATGCTTACACGACATCCTTCCGCAAGATGACACGTCAAGAAAGAAGAAAACACGCACTTAAAAAAACTAACTGATGGCTGAAAAGAAAGTAATAGAATTAGATTTACAGACAAACTTAGGTTCGTTAAAATCACAATTAAAACAAGCTCAGGCAGATGTTCAAACCTTAGCCGATAAGTTCGGTGCTACTTCAAAAGAAGCAGTTGAAGCAGCAAAACAAGCCGCGATTCTAAAAGATAAGATTGGAGATGCAAAAGCGTTAACTGATGCGTTTAATCCTGACGCTAAGTTTAAGGCTTTATCAGGTTCATTAACAGGTGTAGCAGGTGGTTTCTCTGTGGTTACAGGTGCTATGGGTGCATTTGGAGTAGAAAGCGAAGCAGTAGAAAAATCATTGTTAAAGGTGCAGTCAGCGATGGCGTTAGCATCAGGCGCACAAGCATTAGGAGAAAGCATTGATTCCTTTAAACAATTAGGAGCAGTTGTTAAGACTGCATTTAGTTCAATGACTACTGCAAGTAAAGCATTTTTAGTAGGTGGTATTGGTTTACTAATTACTGCAGTTGCTTTGTTGGTAGAAAATATGGATGATATTAAAAATTCATTCAATACAGGTTTATCAGCAGCTAAAAAATATGCAGAAACTACCGAAAAACAAGCTGAAGCAGCAAGACACGCCGTAGATAACTTTGACGAATATGCACGTACTTTAAAACGAGTAGGTTACGAAGAAGACACGATAAATAAAAAGAGAAGTGCAACTTTTGCCAAGGCAATTAAAGATACTGAATCTCAGTTAAAAGCACAAAAGAAATTATTAAGTGAATCTAAAAAAGGTTTAGAAACTGCACAAGCATTCGACTCGTTTGGTTTAAACGCTACAGGTCGTTTATTATATGGTGACGAAGATGATGTAAAAGCAAACCGTGCAAAGTTTATTGAATTAAGTGAACAACTGGAAAAACTTAAAAACGATAAATATTTCTTTGAAGAACAGATAAAAAAAGACAAAGAAACTGCTAAGAAAGACAATGATGACGCTGCTAAAGATAGAGCAAAAGACGCTGCGGAAAAACGAAAAGAAGCAAAAGAACAAGCAGCAGCAGAAGCAAAGGCAAAACAAGAAGTAATAGACAAGGCAGATGCTGACGCTAAACGTCTAGAATTAGAAAGACAACAGGAGTTTGATAATTCAATTCAAGACATAGCAGAGCAAAACTATCTCAATACTTTAAACGACCAACAAAAAGAAGAATTAGCAGTACAAGATAAATATTTTACTTTAGAAACATTAGCAGGAGAAAACAAAGATGCGTTAGCAGAAATAGAACTGGCTAAAATGAATGAGTTGAATGACATCAACTTAAAATATCAAGACCTAGACTATAAGCAAAAAGAAGAAGCAAGATTAAAATTAGCAGAAGCAACTAAAAAAGCAACGGATAAAGAAATTGCAGAAGCAAAAGCAGTAGCAGAACAAAAGGCTGCTATTCAAATGCAAGGACTAGACACTGCTTTACAAGGAGTTCAGTTGATTAAAGGTTTATTTGAAAAACAAAAAGGAGTTCAGAAAGCAGCAGTTATTGCAGAATCAGCAATTGGTATTGCTAAGATGATTATCGCAAATAAATTAGCAAACGTTGCAGCACTAGCAACACCACAAGCAGTAGCAAGTAGTGGAGTAGCAGCAGCACCTGTAATAGCAATGAATAATATTTCTACTGGAATAGGTATCGCAGCCAATATAGCAGCGACTGCAAAAGCATTAAGAACATTGGGAGGTGGAAGTCCACCAAGTCCATCAAGCAATTTAGGTGGTGGTGGTGCAGGAGCAGGTGGAGTTATGTCACCAAACTTTAACGTAGTTGGAAACTCAGGAATTAATCAACTTAGCCAACTTCAACAAAAACCAACAAAGGCTTATGTCGTTTCTGGTGATATGACAACTGCACAAGCACTAGACAGAAATAGGATTGAAAATGCAACATTAGTACAATAAAATCGTTAGAAAGTTATGAAAATTGTAGAATTAGTAATTGACGAAAAGGACTCACTAAGCGGAATTGACGCAGTTTCTGTAGTACATTCACCTGCTATTGAAGAGAACTTTATCGCACTAGCAAAACACGAAATAGAACTCAAAGAAGTAGACGCTGAGAAAAAGATAATTATGGGAGCTGCTTTAGTTCCTAACAAGCAAATCTACCGAGTTAATCCTAAGACAAAAGAAGAATACTACATTTACTTTTCAGAGGACACAGTACGTCAAGCATCAGAGCTATTCTTAATGAACTCAAACCAAAACAACGCTACCTACGAACACGACAAGAAACTCAAAGGAATGTCAGTTGTAGAAAGTTGGATAATTGACGATAGTAAAACGGATAAAAGTCGATTTTATGGCTTTGATTTGCCAAAAGGAACTTGGATGATCTCGATGAAGGTTAACAACGATGAAGTTTGGAAAGACGTAAAAGAAGGTAAAGTAAAAGGATTCTCTATTGAGGGTTACTTTGCTGACAAGTTAGAAATGTCTATGATGTCAGAGGATGATGTCTTACTAGAAAAAATCAAACAAATAATTATAAAAGATGAGCAAATTTAAAACACCAAGTTACTCTAGCCCTAAAGGTGGTCGTAGAGGATGTTTATGTGAAAACGGAAAATACTCCACTAAATGTTGCGATGGAAGTTTACAAGCACAGGGCATAGGAGTGATACAAGGCATTGATTCAGTTACGATAACTGAGAATGCAGGAGTAAGAACTACAGTCCGTCAGAACGGATAAAAATACAACAAAAATATAATAATAATCGTTCTAAAAATAAAAGACAAAAATGAAAAATAGCACAATTAACAAAATCAAGTCACTTTTAGGAATGGAAGTGAAATTAGAGCAAATGATGTTAATCGATGGAACTACAGTTCTTGAAGCAGACGCATTTGAAATGGACAACGAAGTTTTCATTGTAACAGAAGACGAGCAAAAAATTCCTTTACCGATTGGTGAGTACGAATTAGAGAACGGAATGATTCTAGTTGTTGCAGTAGAAGGAATTATTGCTGAAATCAAAGAAGCAGTAGTTGAAGAAGTTGCTCCTGAAGCAGAAGCCCCAGAGGTAGAAGTTGAAGTTGAAGCAGAAGTTGAAACTGCACCAACTGCAAAGAAAACTATCGAATCAATTGTAAAAGAAACTTTCTTCTCAGAAATCGAAGCATTAAAAACAGAAAATAATGAATTGAAAGCTAAATTGGAATTGCTTTCTAAAGTTGACGAAGTTACAGAAGAGGTAACCGAACTTGCAGAAGAGCCTAAGCCAATTAGTTTTAATCCTGAAAACACGAATGTAGTAGAGCCTTTCCGTTTTGAGAAAAACAGAAGTCGTTCAACTATCGATTCAATCTTTGAAAAATTAAACAAATAATTAACTAACAAACATTTTTAAAAAATGGCAACTACAACATCAATTACAACTACTTACGCTGGAGAATTTGCAGGTAAGTACATCGCAGCAGCTTTATTGTCTGCTCCAACATTGGACAAAGGTGGTATCACTATCGTTCCTAACGTAAAATTCAAACAAGTAATCAAAAGAGTAGCAACTGACGATATCGTTAAAAATGCTACTTGTGATTTTGACGCTACATCTACAATTACATTAACTGAGAAAATTCTTCAACCTGAGGAGTTCCAAGTTAACTTACAATTGTGTAAAAAAGATTTCGTTTCTGATTGGGAAGCAATTTCTATGGGTTACTCTGCATTCGAAGTGATGCCGAAAAACTTTACAGACTTCTTATTGGCACACGCTGCTGAGAAAGTTGCTGCTGCAATGGAAACATCTATCTGGACAGGAGTTAACGCAACTGCAGGTCAGTTCGCAGGTTTGATGACACAATTGACTACAGATGCTGCTTTACCATCAGGTCAAGAAATCGCTGCAGTTGGTGGTGGTGTTAATGCTTCTAACGTTATTGCTGAGTTAGGTAAAATCGTTGATGCTTGTCCTGCTGCTATCTACGGAAAAGAAGATTTAAGCATCTATGTTTCAAATAACATCTACCGTGCTTATGTACGTGCTTTGGGTGGATTTGCTGCATCAGGAGTAGGTGCTAACGGTTACGACAACAAAGGAACAAACCAAACATTGAATGACTTGTACTTTGACGGAGTTCGTATCTTCTTAGCTAACGGATTAGCTTCTAACACAGCTTTACTTGCTGAGAAATCTAACTTGTACTTTGCTACAGGATTGATGAACGATATGAACGAAGTGAAAGTTTTGGATATGGGTGACCTTGACGGTTCACAAAATGTTCGTGTAATTATGCGTTTCACTGCAGATGCTAAATACGGATTTGCTTCTGACGTAGTTACTTACGGAATCACAAACGCTGCTAACTAATATTAACAGACAATAATTGAAAGGGGAGGTAAAGTGCCTTCCCTTTTTTATTTACTCTAAAAAAACAAAATATGTGCGATATAACAACAGGTAGACTTGAGGTCTGCAAAGATGTAGTTGGTGGGATTGACGCTATCTACTTTATTAATTACGGAGATTACAACGCAGCAACGGATGTAGTTTATACTGCTTCTACAGATACAAATGACAC